AGCAAAAACAAGCAGTTGACAGTCATGAATCTCTTCTCTCCCAGAACAGGGCTGAGCCCCACAGAAACCCAAGAACTGCTGTATGCATACACAGGACCAGCGCCAGTAGCATACGGGACCAGAACAAGAGCAGTTTTAGAGAATGTGCTGAGACCGTATAAATACTTCTATAAAGAAGAAAACGTTCCCCAAGCATTGCACATCAAAACAGGCCAAAAGGGACCAGAAGAAATCTCTACGACATCTCCGAGTAGTGGCTTCCACAGAGATTCTGTGATCCTGCTCTCTAGAGAACTGAAGGCCAAATACCCAGAAGCATTTGAACGGCTGAAAGCATGGATTGATTGTGAACTGCTAGAGATGGAGTATGCAGAGCTCAGCAAGGGCAGACAGACTTTGAGCTTCTTAAGGAACAGGAATCAACCAGCACCAATAGCATTAGAAGAAACCATAGAGTATCTACAACAAAACTTAGGAAGGCCAATCGGACAATCAATGCTAAGTTATCTCAGAGCTGTGATGGAAGTGTTGGCAATGCCTAAAACTACTTTCACATACGAAGTAGCAACAAACCTTGCCAGATTTGACTTTGAGGAATATGATGACGGAGAGACAGGGCCCCTCATGATGCACTTCGAGAAAGAGAAGAAGAAAATCACCATCACCATCACTCAAGCAGAACTATGGGAAAAAACCTGCACATTGGGCACCATGTGGAAGCATCTAGAAAGAGGACGGCTCAACAGGCGTACCATTGCTACTCCTTCTATGCTGGCGAGAGGGTTTGTAAAAATAGTTGAGGACGCTGCAAGGGTATTGCTTGAGTGCCTTCCAAGCTCTGGTGTGCCTGTAGGAGGGGAAGAGAAGTTGGCCAAGCTTTCAAGCAAGTTGGAGGCTGTCTCAGAAGTAACTGGGGAGCTGAGTGGGGATCAGGAAAAATTCAATGAGTGTTTGGACCCAGATGCAATGAGGCTAATGTGGACAGTGTTTCTTGAAGACTATCCACAGTGGGTAAAAGAACTCTTCAACATCCCTTTCTTAATATTCAAGGCAAAAATAGCAGATATCGGAGAAGGACTGACTTACCAGAAAGAAGGAGTTGTTAGGGTGTTCCCTTTTGGGGAGATGCCCTCAGAATTCGATGAACTGCTGCCTAATGCAATAAAGGACAAAGAGGGGAAAATTGTAGGCATCAGATGCACATTAGGCATGTTTATGGGAATGTTCAATCTTAGTTCTACTCTACTAGCCTTAATAGCAGCAGATAGGTCTGAAATTACAGGGGACCACGTGGAGAGTAGTGACGATTTCATCCACTTTTTCAAAGCAAAGAGTTACGACGACATGTTCAAGCAAGCAGAATTGTTGCGATGGTCTCTAAAACTCGTTGGAATAAACATGTCACCGAGTAAATGCATTCTGATAAGTCCTGCAGGTATCGGAGAATTCAATTCAAAATATCATCACCGGGATTTTGTGGGCAATGTCGCAACCGATTTACCTTCACTGGTCCCTGGTGGAAAAAATCCTTCAAGTGATCTAGCCATGGGACTAAATGTTATCAGGCATTCTATCAACACCAACCAAATGAACTTCATAAGTGGAGACTTGGCATTGAGGATCTTCACCAAAGCCTATCGCCATTCTTACATGGCAGAAGGAATCACTCGAAGAACAAAATTCCTGGAGGCATTTAAGAAGGACCCAGTACTCTTGAACCAAGGTGCTCCAACCGTCCACAGCGTGTCAACCCTCCACCTCGACGAAGTTTGTCTCAGATATCAAATGCATTTGCTAGGAGAGGAAGAGCTCAGAAGAATCATGAACCCTAGCAATCCAATCACAGCAAGAACTGAAGAAGTGGTGAGCTTCCGGCCAGAAGGCAAGCTGCCAATGATTCTGGAAGACAACAGTGTGGGCAGCTGTTTCAAATACACCTTTACCAGAAACCGCACAGTGACTGACAAGCCACATAGGGTACTTTTAGAAAAAGAACAGCAATACCAAAAGATCACCTCTTTTGTTGAAGAATGCTTCCCAGAACTCACTATCGGGAACACCACAATGCCAGGCACAGTAAAACAGGCTTGCAAACGAAGGCTGGAGTACATTATTGAACAGAGTGACTTGCCTACAGAGCAAAAACGGGCTCTGCTGGAAGAGATGGATAGTTAGAGACATGTGTATACCTGAATACTCAGGAAAAAACTGCTTTGATATCTCT